TGGATTGTTCCAAGTAGATCATAATTAAGGGCTAAGGCTTGGATTGCTTTGTGTGTTTCTCCTGAGTCAATGTAAGACATTGCCTCTTGATTGTTTTGATCGGCATGGTGGATTAGTTCTAATAGTTGCTCAATCATTGGTTTTCCTCAAAAGTTTAAATAAACAATTTTTTCATCGTCATAGCCAATAACGATAGAATCGGTTTCTAGAAAGTTTCTTATTTGTGACGCTTGATCTTCTGGCGAATCAGTTTCATCTAAATCAATGCCGTAGGACTCGGCAACCTCTTCATATGTTGACTCCGTGTAGTCGCAACAAATAGCGATAGGGTCAAAGTCGATCTCCTCGCCCGAAGAGTTCTCTATCTCTTCAAAATAGTTAAATAGCCAAGTCAAGCCATCGTAAGAGAAATTATCGGGTCTTATTTCGTCAAAGGCATTTTGAAAGTCATAAAGTGATACTGTGGTTTTCATGGTTTTAGTCCTTATAAAAAATTGATTGTGTGAAATTCATCGGTATAGAAAGGGTCTTGCGTAAAATAAAGCTCTACTTTTTCGGGTGCATCTTCATTGCCATAAAGCACAAAAGATTTGAATTCAAGTTCGGGGCGGTTTTTAAGATGGGTAGATCTAAGCCATTGGCAGTCTTCGGGTGTGTTTAAAAATATGTGTGACATTTGTTAAGCTCCATTAAATGAATATTTGATTCGCTCTTCTTCGGTCATAAATCTGTGGAAGTTTTCCCAAAAAACCTCTTTTATTTTGAGTCTGTTTTTAGGATCGGAGACAATGTACAGTTCGCCCAAATAGTGGGCAAAGTTTGAAGAATCTTTAGCCATTCTTTTAGCTAGTTCTTCATAATTGGGTCGGTAGGTCATGGATTGGTACATTTTTCAATTCCTTTCAAATATCCATAAATAAAGTATTTCATTTCTTCCAAATTATCGGTGACACATAGAAAATCATCTCGCCCAATATCTTGGATAAATAATTTGTATCTAAAACCCCCACATTCGCGCATCTTCGAATCGGGATAGTCACAAAAAAGAGTTAAATAGATATCGGGTTCTATTTCTTTGCCCAATGAAGGGCATATATCATCTTTAAATGAGATATCTTTAAAGCCCTCAATTTCGGGTAGTGGTTCGGGATAATCAGGAAAAGCGGTTAAGTATTTCATCTAAAAAGCTCCTCTTCAAGTACTGAGCAAAACCCTAAAATGCCAAGTCCTAGGAAAACAATCCCAAAAAGCAAAAAGCCGTTTAGAGTGAATAAAACGCAAGTAATAAAACAAGCAATTGCTAGAATGTAAATAATGAAGTTAAGCATTTTGAATGCACTCCTCAATTAGTTGATGCGCCTCAATTAGGGCTCTTACTCTTTCACGATCCACAGAGTCTCCACAATATTCTGGATGTTTGACCATGATATAAACTGCTCTCAAAATTTGCCCATGCGTTGCAATTGGATAGATTCCACTATCATGCAAGTAAAACGATTCGCAATACTCTAAAAATTTTTGTGTGTTCATTGGTTTAATTTCCTTTAGTTTGATGGATTGTGAAAACAATCCCCAAAGCCTCGAAAGGCTTTAGGCATGGTTTTAGAAATACTCTCTCTCTCTGTAATAAAATTCTTTAAGCATTGAGTATTTTGGGTAAGTAGAGCTTCCAACATCAGAGAAAATCAATTCAATATCTCCAATAACACCATCGTCAAGATACATTGGCTCAATGCTATTGATGCAGTCTTCTATCGCATATTGTGCGGAATCGCCACATCCAAAACCGATCTCCCATCCATTCATTGTTGCAGTTACATTCATTTGATTTACTCCTTTAATATATTGCAATTATTTGCAATTATCTACACAACGCTACACATTGGTGTTAAGTTGACAATTTCAACAATTATTTTCTAGGTGCAAACCCTATGCAGCAAAATGTGTTACACATAATTGCAATAAATAACGCTATTTGCTTACCTGGTTAAAATATAGTAGATTTTTTGGATTTTCTCTGTTTGTTCTCTTATAATTCGGGGCACACATGAGCCAAAGGCGAAAGGGTTTATTTATGCTTAGCAAAGAAGAGATAAAACAAGGTCTAGGTGAGATACCATTAGAAAGAGTACTAAACACCAAGGGAAACTTAACACAAAAACAAAAAGCCTTTGTAAAAGAGATAGTGATCAATAAACAGAGTAAGACCAAAGCCTATAAAAAGATCTACAAGTCTAAGATGAATGATAGAGCTATTTCGGTGAATGCTCATAAATTGTCAAAACAAGCTAATGTCTCACTTGAGATGGATCGCATACAGATGGCTTTGGATAGGATGGAATATTTTGGAGCTACTAATTTAAGGGCTTTGGTGGTAGATTCGCTCACCAAAGTGCTATTAGACGATGGCGCAAAGCATTCGGATCGCATCAACGCATCAAAGGTTATCGGTGAAATTACTGGGGTTGATCTCTTTAAACCATTACCACAAGACACTAAGGTAGTGACTTCTAAAGTGGCAAAGGATAACATTCTCCAAGAGATAAAACGACTCATCACTAATCAGAGTGACGATGTTGTTGATGTCGAGGCCCTGGGCTTGTTGGAAGAGCTCGCAGCCAGCACCCACCCTGGTGCCGCCCCCCCAATCGAGCAAGGGACTCCGCTCGATGATCTGCATACTATTCCTCTCAAATCATCCCACAGTACAACAAAAGACTTACAAAAAAATGACACCCCTGAAAACCCGTTTAAAATCAATGAGTTAAGAGATGATTCCGAATCATCATTACCCCCCCATGATGATTTTGATGACAATGGTGATGGAGAAGATATAGAGGAAACACCCCCCGTGATGAAAAGTGGTGGGTTCCATCCATGACACCGGCACAAAGTGAGGTTTATCAGATTATCAGGGAGTACTGGAAGATGTATTACTGTGCGCCGACCTATCGGGATATAGCGAGGATAAGGAAGAAGAGTGCGTTGGGGAATACGAGTCGGATCATAGAGAAGTTAGTGGAGTTGGGTGCGGTGAAGAAGAGTAAGGGTAAGAGATCTGTGCGGCCGTCTGATATGAGGTATAGGGATATATGAAGAAGGGCATACAGAATGAAGCTGGATGATTTGTTGGAGCAGTTAGAGCCTGCGCAGTATCAGGAGTTTATGGATAAGGTGAGGAGCTTTAGGGAGGCGGTTGATCGGGAGAAGGCGCAAGAGAAGTTTATGGATTATGTGAAGATGATGTGGCCTGGCTTTGTGGCGGGGAGGCATCATTCTGTGATGGCGAAGAAGTTTGAGGCTATAGCGAAGGGGGAGAGTAAGAGGTTGATTATCAATATGGCTCCTCGGCATACAAAGAGTGAGTTTGCCTCATACTTACTGCCGTCTTGGTTTTTGGGAAAGTATCCGAATAAGAAGGTGATTCAGTGTAGTAATACTGCTGAGTTGGCTGTTGGGTTTGGACGGAAGGTGAGGAACTTGGTGGGGAGTGAGCAGTATAAGACTGTGTTTCCTAATGTGAGTTTAAGGCAGGATAGCAAGGCGGCTGGAAGGTGGAGTACGAATGGAAATGGGGAGTATTTCGCTATTGGCGTAGGAGGAACGGTAACGGGTAAGGGTGCGGATTTGTTGATTATTGATGACCCGCATTCTGAGCAGGAGGCGGCGTTAGGTGATCCGACTGTATTTGACAAGGTGTATGAGTGGTATACATCTGGGCCGCGGCAGCGTTTACAGCCTGGTGGTTCTATAGTTGTGGTGATGACGAGGTGGTCTGAGAGGGATTTGACGGGTAGGATTATCAAGGATGCATTGAGTCGGGATAAGGGGGAGGAGTGGGAGGTGATAGAGTTGCCTGCTATTATGCCGAGTGGGAATCCTTTATGGCCAGAATTTTGGAGTTTAAAGGAGTTAGAGGCGTTGAGGGAGGAGTTGCCTCCTGCGAAGTGGAATGCTCAGTATCAGCAAAATCCTACTGGCGAGGAGGGTGCGCTGGTGAAGAGGGAATGGTGGAGGGTATGGGAGGCTGACAGTGCGCCTGCTTGTGACTTTATTATTCAGAGTTGGGATACGGCGTTTACGAAGAATGAGAGGAGTGACTATTCTGCGTGTACGACATGGGGGATATTCAGTTTGAACGAGGATC